TGTAGGAGTATACCCCCTGTTACTCTTCCGTACAACCCCTCAATTTCAAACAAAGCATTGTCTATGTAATCACCTTCACAACCTTGGCTGATAGAAGGGGTGTTTGGCAATGGTCCTCTCAGACCTAACTCTATTTGATTTACCTCGAAGTCAAAGATAGCTTCGCCTAAAGCGTGTTCATGTATTTCATGTGTCGACATATTGAACCACCCTTGCAACTACATAAGATTTAGCACGTTTTACAGCTTCTTCTTGGGTATCGTAAAGCTTTGGTTTACTGTTGGGATGAAGAATATCATCAGCAACCTCATTGACCCACTCTGTACCACCAAAGCAAACTTGCACTGCATATTTAACCACTGACATTTGGTTTCCTCTTAGGTTTAATAGATCCTGATAGTGTATCAGTCTTTAAGCATTGACCTATGGCATTCTTGTCTAAAGCATATACAGGTTCGTAGTAGACTGGTAGAGCGTCTCCACAGGCCCTAGCACTGGGGAAGATCACTTTAGACTGTAAGTGATCCCCATTCAGTGTGTAGCTCAACACAAGGACAGTATAGAACAGCATTATAGATACTCCACTACTACACCAGTGTTCCACCTCTTGGCTTCCTTCTCAGCTTCCTCACGATCAGTAAAGACCCATACCTTAGTATCGTAAGTCCAAGGGTTCTCCTTTCTGACGAAGGTGTATTCACCTTTCTCAATCTCTATTTGAACTGCGTATCTACACATCTTCTTTCTCCTTATCTAAACCAGCTTTAACTAAAGCTATAAACCCTGCATTAAAGATAGCCATAAAGGTCTCAGGGTCACACTCTACTTGTAATGTAGCGCTGCCATCCTCATGCTCTTCTATCTCTGTTATTTTTACCTCACTCATTGCTTGCTCCTATACATGGTAATAAGATAGTTTGCTTACAGTAACGTGGGAACTCGTCATACGTCATAGCAATCAAGAGAGGCAGACCTGCTATTATAAGTGCGACTATGGCAGATGCCTTGATTGCTCCGTTTATGTTACCTCTCATGAGTGTGTCTCCTCTAATGTAAACGAGTGTGAGTCAAACAGTAAAGTACCTGCCATACCTTCTTCAGAGCAAGGGCGGTTCTTCTCTACCCGTAGCTGAGTAGTATTACGCTCATGGTCATCCTCTGACAATTTGTCACGATATAGATCAATAATCACAGAAGCTCTCTGACCGATCATCTTACAGTACTTAGGGTCACCATTCTCGTTTGTATGTGCAATGGTCACAATACCTACGTTAAGCTCTGCAGCAAGCTTAGAGAGCCTCACAGATAGATCTGCGAGCTGTTGCTCCTTGCTCTCCTCAGAAGACCCTACGACTACATCTTGGATAGGCTCAAAGAAGATATACTTACACTCACAACCTTGGCTCAAATAACGGATCTGCTCGATGAAGTCATCAGTATCGCTACCGTCAGGCATGTAGAACTGATAGATCAGCTCGTCCTTGGTCAGATCTCTGATGGCGTCTTCTACTAAGTCGTGAACACCAAGAGCATCAATGATATCCCTACGTGTCAAGTTCTGGTTCAAGTGGTAAGACACAAGACCCAACAGAGAGCGTAGTTTAGTTTCCTCAAGATGCCAAGAAGCAAAGGGAACCTTACGCTTAATCATGTTGTACTCAAGATAACGCATAACTTCGGTTTTACCAATACCAGTAGGAGCCTTGATCACAGTGAAGTGACCCTGCATCAAACCCATGATCTTATCATCAAGAGCTTCGATACCTGTAGGTACATAGTTATATTCAGGGCTTTCCTTGAATAGCTTAACGAACTGGTCTGCAGTATTTAGGATATTCTCAGGGGTATACTTATTAGCATTCCACCAAGCGTTACTGAACTCCTTACGTGCATTGTTCATAAGGAAATCATTAGCGTCTTTGTAGACGTCATGGATAACCCTATAGGTTTTATTCGGGAACATGTTGAAGATCTTAGCAGCCACTGCATTACCAGCTGCATCATTATCAACGCTAAGGACGATCTTCTCAAAGCTATCAAGCCAAGGTGTACACTTCTCCCAGAGCCTCTTAGAAGGCGTAGCAGAGGGCAAAGACACCACAGGGGTGATGGACTTACCACCCATGATCTCCTGCACTGAGAGAGCGTCTATTTCGCCCTCAGTGATGGTTACCATACGTGCGCAACCTGCAGGGAATATATTCATACCGAATAGCTCATCCTGACTAAGGTTCTTAGCCGAGAAGGTCTTAGGTAGTACCCTTATCTTCTTTCCACCGGAGGGGTAGACATATTCTTGCTTTACCACGTCTCCTGCGGCATTCTTGTAGCTGCGTACATCATACATTTCCATTACACTACTAGAGATACCTCTAGCTGCAACATACTCATAATCTTTAATCTCTGGGATATCTACATCAAAAGCCACTTCTTCATCACTCCTATTGCTTTTACGTTTCACCACTTTATCTATTGCGAAAGACCAGTCATCGCAAGACTTACAATGACCTATACCTTCATCTGTATTGTAGCTGTAGGCATCAGAGCTGCCACAACCCTCTGTGTTAGGACAAGGTAATCTACCTATCTCTGGCATAACTTTTTTCCTCTTTTTAGTCATATCACTCTTCTCAGCTGCGAGAAGTAAAACTATAATACACTATAGTGTTACGAAAGACAATAATAACTTATAGTATTTATAAATAAAGTAACACTTAAGTTAGGGATTTCTATCGCAGCCCTATTTCTATCGGGGGCCTTTTGTAAACAATTTCCACTGTAGCCCCATTTCCCACGTAGCCCTATTTCCACCCCAGGGGGCTTTCTATCGTAGGGGGTTAGCCTATGTCTAGCCCTGGAACTTACCCTGGCCCCTGGCTTAGACCCTGGCCTAGAACCTGGATTGGGGCAAAAGAAAAACCCTAGCCTATCTCTAAGCTAGGGTCTAGTTTAGTTTATAGTGTTAGACTGTTTGTGTAATTCTAAGCTAATAATATCTTTTGCTTCTTCGATATTGTCTATGCATTCACATAAGATAGTAAGAGCTGCATCAGTCCTATCTACGCTCATAAGCATGGCTGACATCTTTAACCTATCGTTTAGGTTATTAAAGGTTTCTAAGAGGTGGTCTAAGTTTTTCATAACTGTTCCTTTGTTAGAGTTAGAGGGGGCCGAAGCCCCCTGCTGTTAGGCTAGGCGACTGGTAACAGTTACATTAGCACCGTACTCATAGAGTTCGTCTACGAGATCATAGGGGTTCCCGTAGAAGTCCTTGAGCAATAGAGCCACCGCTTGGGGATGGCTACAGACAAGCTCTAGAAAGTCGTCCGCTTCAGTATCTTCTGCCACCACTTTAGACGGTATGTAGTAGCCATCGTCGTCCCAGTAGTCGAAGGAGCTTCTATAGCTTCCGTGTTGGGGATACCCCCAGTGACGGTCGTAGTAGTAATCTACAACTGTCGGGTCGCGCTCGAAGACTAGCTTTGACCAGTCTGCTTCTATAAGCGCATCTCTGAGGGCTGAAGCGAAGAACAAGTCTTGCGTCTCTGACTTAGTATGCTGCGAATTGTAACCCACAGATACGTTCGTACACTCTGAGATTAGCTGCGAGTATTCGTTGGAGTCGGTATAGGAACCCGTAGGGTCGGGCCGCATACCTAAGCCAAGGATACTGTCTAGAGATACTGCAAAGGCATCAGAGCATGTCCTAAGCCCTGACTGGTGGGTGATGATATCCTCTTTGCCCTTCCTGTCGAACGATATCACAGCCTTGAGGCTATCCATCCATGGTGGATTATCACTAACAAGCTTGCTAGAGCCGATACATCCGCTTTCTTCTTCGGCATGGACTACATAAACGCCCTCGATACCTGCGTCGATCATCTCTAATATCAACCATATGCCAGTGGCACAATCTGCGCCCAGACAGTTAGAGTCGCTGTCATTAGCTAGGCTAACGATATCGTTCTTGATCTGGATTTTTTGCATACCTCCAGAGTTATGTACGCTATCGTAGTGAGCTGCAAAGCAGAGCTTAGGGTTGTTACCTATGACAAGCTCATAGTTACCATGCTTGTCTGGATGCCCGAAGGTCGGGTGTAGAAAACGGCTACAGAAATCCTTTATGGAATCTGTGCCATGCTTGCGCTTAAACTTAAGCATTGATGTTAAACTATGCACTTTCTTTAGTCTCCTGTTCTCGGGGTTCTAATACCCAATGGTCGTTCATTGCGTCATAGACATACTTAGTAGTAAAATCATTCATGTTATACCAAGAGATACCATAAGCAGACGCTCTGCCACCACAACTTAGATCATTACTCTGATCGTTATGATAGATTTCTTCTACGATATCACACATGAAGTAGTCGTTGTCATATTCATCTTGGCTGATAACTATGCCATCACCTGTGGTATAGACATG